TTAATACAAAATCGTTATTTTGGAGGGGAAAGAGAGATGAGTACAGTTACAAATCATGTACTAAGTCAGATTAATGAAGAATGGCAGCAACAGGGAAATGACGCATATGCATTTTTAACAAACGTTCACCTGTGTCCGTTTCTATACAAACAGCTTGAAGATGAGGGAATCTTAGAAAAACAAACAGATCAAGATGAAGAGTGGTTTGTATTTGATCCGAATAAGTTTAATTGCATTGAGAATGGCAATTACTTTGAAATATTAATCTACAAGGAAGAGCTAGACGGGCTCATATCGTATGAATTTGAGTGATTTGTAATAAAAACGCTATTTTATTAGAAAAGGAGAATGGAGGGAATCAGATGTTAAATGAAAACTGCGAACATGATTTTAGGGGATTTGATTACAGTAAACTATTGGAACGGTGGATAAAATATTGTCCTAAGTGCGGATTAATTAATGATGAACCAAGACCAATTAGCGAAAGATTACAAAGGGCAATCGCTACAAGAATTAGGAATGGCGATATTGTAAAGAAAGGGGAATAGTATTTGAAATTCCTAGATTTATTTGCAGGGATAGGCGGTTTCCGATTAGGAATGGAAGCCGCTGGTCATGAATGTGTAGGGTATGTGGAATGGGACAAGTTTGCTAGAAAAAGTTACGAAGCAATACACAATATAGAAGGAGAGTGGACGGCACATGACATCACAACCGTTACAAACAACGATTTACGATCACTTAGAGGAAAGGTCGATATTATCTGTGGTGGATTTCCCTGCCAAGCCTTTTCAATTGCCGGAAAGCGATTGGGATTCGCAGAAACTAGAGGAACTTTGTTCTTTGAAATTGCTAGATTCGCCAAAGAAATCCAACCACAATATTTATTCCTTGAGAACGTCAAAGGCTTACTCAATCACGACTCAGGGAACACATTTAGAACAATCATCTCCACGCTTGATGAATTGGGGTATGATGCGGAATGGCAGTTACTTAACAGCAAAGATTACGGAGTCCCGCAAAATCGAGAGAGGGTGTTCATTATTGGACATCTTAGAGGACGAAGTGGACGAGAAGTATTTCCTATCAGAAGAAGCTACGAAACGGCTGGTGTTCAGCGAGTAGGGAATATAAATCCATCTGGTAACGGAATGAACGGAAATGTATATAGTTTTGATGGATTAGCGCCAACCTTAACTACAAATAAAGGAGAAGGTCCTAAAGTTGTAGTTAAAGGAATGCTAGATATTAAAGGGAAAGACCAAATTAGAAGAGTTTATGGGACAGAAGGAATTTCACCTTGTTTAACTACAATGCAAGGTGGAGGACAGGAACCGAAGATAATTCAACCAGTTCTTACACCAGATCGAGCAGAAAAGAGACAAAATGGAAGACGAATAAAAGAGCCTGGAGAACCAATGTTTACTTTAACTGCACAAGATAGGCATGGGGTGTTAATTAGGGAAGCGACTAAGAAAGGGTATGCTGAAGCGAATATTGGTGACAGTATTAACTTCTCTGTACCAAATAGTAAAACAAGAAGAGGACGTGTAGGAAAAGGAGTTGCTCAAACATTAGATACATCTTGTAATCAAGCAACAATTGAAAACAAACCGCCTTATCGCATTCGAAAACTTACACCAAGAGAATGTTGGAGACTTCAAGGTTTTCCGGATTGGGCATTTGATAAAGCAGAAGAAGTAAATTCAAATAGCCAACTTTATAAACAAGCTGGAAATTCGGTTACCGTTAATGTAATTCATGCAATCGCTGAGAGATTAGTATAAAAATTTCATTTTGTAGAAAAGGAAGATGCTAAATGTACTTCATGGGAAAAGAAGAGGACTTAATCGGAAAGGAAATAGCTTTTACTCACATGGCTCAATTTGCTAAAGCTATTACAATCGTTACAAAAGACAAGGGAATATTAGTAGTTGAACAATTCCAAGATGATGATAGCAGTGAAATCAGTGTGTACGGTAAATACAACGCAAGAGCTTATGTATTAAAGCATAATTGGATAAGAAAAACATTGCATGAAAAAGGGATAATCTCTCACGAGGAAATTGAAGAATATGAGAATGAAATACGCTTAGCACACCAAAAACAACAAGAAGAATATAAGAAAAGACAAGAAGAACAAGAGAAACGAGATTACGAACGTTTAAAAGCGAAATTTGAAGTCCCAAATAGCTAAAAGAGCAGCTAGCAAAAGCTAACTGCTCGGCTCCAATGGGGAACTGGAGAAAGATTATATCTACAGTATGGACGGAATATTGAGTTTTATTCAGGGGGGGGGTAGAAAGATGAAATGGATAGATATTTTGATACAACCTCATAAAGATAAAATAGAAATTTTAAATGAAGAAATAAAAGAATGTAAAGATGATAGCGTGAAGAAATTCTTAATCGCATTGAAAAGAAAAAGTGAATTTGAGATAGATAATTATAACAGTTGGAGGTAGAGGGAAATGAGTGAAAATACAGGAGCATTAACCGAAATTAAAGTATGGATGTCTTTTTTAGTAGCTACAATGGATGATAATTTTCAAACAGAGATTGAAGTGAGTTGCGGTGAAGACATTGAGAATTATATGAAGCTATATTTTACAGAGAATTGGGAAGAGTTGTTTGAATACAGTAATATTAGTAGACCTAAAGAAGTATGTGATGCTTCTTTTCAAGGGATTCAAATGTCAGCTCAAGATGTAGATAAGAAACACGCTTGCTATATAGAAGCTTTAAATGGCTATAGAAGAGCGAGTTTCAGTATTAATAAAGAAGCTTTGAATGAAAACAGCATAAGTAAAATCGAAAGAATAAGAGAAATTATCAATTCTTAATAAAATAATCCTTTTAGAAGAAAGTGAGGTGGATATATGTTTTCACCTAAGTTAGTAAATACAGTTTTAGCAATCATGTGGGCAAGTGCCATAACTTCCTTAGGAATAAGTATTTTTGACTTAAACACGCCTAGAATCATAGGGAATATCGGAAATCTACTAATTGTAGTAGGAATAACAATTGTTCTTCGTAATGGATGTACAAATAGATTAGCAGTAATTGTTTTCACTGTAGGGCCAGTATTCGCGGCAATAGCAGCTGCGATTTATATGATGAACTCTGAATATTATAAAGTTGGTGCAGAATTAGTTACGTTCGCGATGGCGTTCTTCTATATGAAGTTATTTTATGTGAAAAACGAGGAATAGAAAGCGAGGTTAGGAGAATGGGAGAAAACGTAAAGCTACTAGGTGCAGATGGAATGTGTGGAATGGAGTTTACAGGGAATAAGGTTAATGTTTATAACGATGAAGGATATGTAATGGAAAGCATGACAACAAGGGAGCATATTCAGGAAGTTATTGATTTTCTTAAAGAGTGTAAGGAGCGCATGGATTGATTGGACGAAAACAGAAGAAAAGAAAAACAGTAGCAAAACCTAAGATTAGAAGTAAAGAAGTTATATATGATGGTATAAATTTTGATAGCAAAACTGAGTGTGATTATTACAAGTATCTAAAAACAAGGGATGACGTCTTAAAAATAGATGTTCATCCCGAATATGAACTGATTCCAACATTCACAATAAAAAGCAGCATAACAAAGAGCGGTAAGTCTAAAAAGTCAGCAATGAAGTTTACACCGGACTTCCGTGTGACGTATGCAGATGGACGTATAGAGGTTGTAGATGTTAAAGGCCATAAAAAGGCAATTAATGAAGGGTTTCCGCTGCGTAAGAAGTTGTGGGAGTACTTAAACAAACAGGAGTTAATCGTTGTGATATGGGACAAGGATACAAGGCAGTGGATAAGATCGTAAAGGAGCTGAATAGATGATCCGTAGATACAAAGGTACAAGAGAATTCATGCTGTATAAGAAAGAACCAGGTTTTGCAAGCAATCAGTATGTTTGGATATTCGATGTATTTAAGTATCGTGAGTTAATGCAACATTTTAAAGATGGATGGGTAATCCATGATGATGATAAACAAATAGAAGTGTTTAATAGAACAACAGCTTAATGGATAATGGAACCATGACTAACAGTGTGGTGGGGGCTGGATTGTAGTCATCGTTCCCTTATTCAGAAGATAGATAGTAAAATTTCACGTACCTTATGTGATGTTAAAAAACAAATTCGAAATAGGGGGATTCCAGGTGGAGCAATTAGCATTCTTTCCAGAAATCACAAATGAGGAGTACAAACTGATACAAAAAGAGGTAGCGAAAGAGTTATTCAGTTACAGAGTTTTAAAGGTTCGTATGCAAAACCAGGAGGAATGCGCAAATCAAAATATCTCTTTGTTTCCTGAATTACGTGACACTAAGAAAATCAATGATTACAAATATACTCAAATTAAACGAGCGATAGAGCATGCGTTAGATCCAGAGCAAAGGGAAATCATTGAGCGGAAGTATCTTAAAAGTGGAATGGTAAGTGATAAGAATGTGAAAGCTCAAATGTTTTTAGAAAACAATTGGTTCTATGCTCAGAAGAAAAATGCAATTATGGCAATTGCTACAGCGCTACGGATTATATAAAGGGGATGGATTTATGAGAGCAATTTATCTATTATTTTTAAACGGTAAATATTACGGATGTGGTTCAAAAGATCATATTAATTCCTTGATAACAGATTACATTGTGAATTGCGATATGTACGGGAAAGAAGAAGTGAATTTTAAAGTATTGAAATCAGAGAAAAAACACGGATAAAACGCGGATAAATTAACGATAAAGGAGCGGATAAGCAAATGCGCTATTCAAACTATCATTATCTTACAAGTTATTTGTTCTTTGAAAACGGCATAACAAAGGGGATAGCGTACTTATTCAGTAATCACAATCCGTTACAGAATAACCCCATTAACAAAACGTTACTGCAACAAAGTGTATAGGTGCAGGCTGTCGGCGGTAAAAATCCGTGGTGAAGGGTGAGAAGATTCCCTTTAAAGAAGAAAAGGATTGCTAAAAGGTTTAAAATTAATTAAGACATATTCCAGTGTAGCGGGTGTAATATTGCTCGCATTCGTTACACTGTTTTACTTCTCATTGAACATACAAGCATCCACCTGTTTGTGTATTCAAAGGTAGTAAAACTCCTGTCATAGAGTTTATTTTCCAAAGTTTTTATTAAAAATACTGTATTCGAAGATGGAAGGGCGATGGTTCATATGATTGAATGAACACCGCGTTTTCGGTACAAGTATAGTAATGAGAACAATTTGAACAAGCTGATATGAAAAACATGATCTTTCGTTAATTTGGACACATTACACTATAGCGATTACTCACGAATTTTCGCTATGCAAAGAGTTCCGCTCTTTGTTTGAGCCAATACGATGCCATCCCATCTATCCTCCCATTGTATTGGTTCACGCAAGGCGCCGGAATAAGTTTATGCGTCTTGATACATGGATTTCTTTCCATGTCTTTGAAATGATATCGACTATATCAGAAACGGTCAGCAAAGGCGGTAGCTGAAGTATTGACCGACTCTACGGAGTATAAACAAGAGAGTTCCCATAGCTCTCTTTGAGCATATAGTACGCTGTATGTTGAAAGAGGAACGGGAACCTCAAAGCTGCAATGAGCGCGGCATATATTTTGGGACTTGCTCCCCGCACGACTGAGTGCAAATTGAACATTGTGGAAGGTAGGCGCCAGGTGCACGAAATACGCACATAAAAGAGGGGTTCGACTCCCTGTAGCCACGACTCTATGGAGTATAAACGGGAAGACAAGTGAAAGGGACCTGATTAGGCGGTGAGAGTCCGCACGAAAGACTCTTGCTCTTCTCCCAGTCACCGAACACAGGGCGTGTAGCCATACTAGTTGATACGGTGGCTTGGAGAAGGTTGAGAGTATTCTTAGCCTTAAATTGATTCATTTTCGAAATCCCCTTTCGTGAATGAGGTTTCTCCCATCCACTTTAATATTTTTATAAGCCGTGAGCCATCACTTAACTGTGGTGGCTTCTATTATTTAAAAAAGATGGTGATTATATGTCATGGGCACGATTAAGTGATGAAGTGGCAAGTGAGCATTATGAAGAGGCTAAACAATTTGTTGTTACCTTAAAGGTAGTTAATGTAACTGATTTACAACGCAAATTTCTTATTGGATATGTTGCAGCTGCTAAAATTATGGAACGACTGGAAGAAGCGTGTATTGTTGGTAGATATGTACACGGTGAAGGAAGAAAAGTATTAATGAATATATAGCATCAAAAATGGGTGCTTTTTTCGTTGTTATATAGAAATTACATATTAAACAATTGAACAAAATGGACATTTGAATAGGAGGATGAATGATAGTGTTTGATTTCCTAATGTGGTCATCACTCATATTAGATACCGTAATTAAAGTGACATTTGTTGGTGCTGGTGTAGCTGTAATCTATGCTGCATTAAAGTCTAGCAAAACAGAATCGAAAAAAAATAACTATAGTGTTACGATTGATGCTCCTAACTTAACAAAAGATGAAAAAGAGAAAATTGCTGAACGAGTGCTCAAAGGAATGAAGCAACAATGGTCAAAATAGTTTCCATTATTATAGGTGCTACCGTGGTCGGTATAGCGTCTTATTTCATTTTACGAAGGAAGTGATAGCATGACGTGGTTAAGCTTCTTTTTAGGGTATTTTGCAGGTATACTGGTTACCTTTCTGCTAATCTATTTTGCTTATAGAATCGGATGGGACAGGAAATCAGAAGATAAATGGGCGGAGGATTGTCTCCGTAATCTTGAATCAGTGCAAAAGGAAATGGAGCAGCTGAAAGCGATAAGAGAAAATGAACTGAATTGTAGATAAGGGATGATAAGGGGTGAGGAGAATGGATCAATGCCCAACTTGTAATGAATGGTGGGTACGATGCCCATGTTGTGATATTAGTTTTTGTCCAACGTGTGGTATGGAAGAAGATTTCTAACAAAACAAACGAACACAACGAACGAAAATAGAGGAGGAAATATTATGAATGCAACTATTGGTGATTTCGGCTGGGCATTACAGCGATTAAAAGAAGGAGCGAAAGTATTTCGTTCAGGATGGAATGGTAAAGGGATGTTTGCTGTTTATCAGAAGGGCTATCCTCAAGGAATTCCATGTAATAAACAAACTGCTGAAGCATGGGGAATGAATGAGGGGGACTTATTTATTTGTAGACCATACTTGCAACTTAAATGTGCTGATGGTTCACATGCTATGTGGGTGCCGAGTGTTTCTGATATCTTAGCGGAAGATTGGGAAGAGCTTGAACTAAAATAGAGATAGTTAACAAAACAAACACTACTAACAAAATGTAAGTGAAACGTGAGGTGTTAAACATTGAATGTAACATTCACTATGCAAATTGATGGCCAGATAAAAGATGCAACATCATATGTAAATGGTATTGCAAATATTTCTGTCATTTTGTTGGCTAATGCAGATAAACAAGTTGTCGATAATTTATTATCTCAAGTAGGAGATGAGGAAAAGATTTTTATTCAATCTGCTTTGGCTGGAATAGAACATCGCATGAAAGAAAAATGATGTCTCAAAAACATTTCATTTTGATACACCGTAAAAAGAGACAACAAATCAATGTTTTGCCTTTCTCAAAACTGTGTATCAAAAACAATTGAATGTGATACACGAAATTGATACAATAGAACCATAAGAGAAAGGGGTATGGTTCTATGATATTTGGCTATGCAAGGGTATCAACAAAACACCAAAGCTTAGACATGCAATATGATGAGCTCAACAAGTACGGTTGCGATGAAATAGTTAGCGAGAAAGAAAGTGGCGCTAAGAAAGACAGGAAAGAACTTCAATTGCTTCTTAGCAAACTTCGTAAAGATGATACATTAGTTGTTTATAAGTTAGATCGCTTAGGGAGAACAATGCATCAGCTTGTTAATCTGCTTCAGGAATTTAATGAAAAAGGAATCCACTTTGTTTCTATTAAAGATGGTATTGATACATCTACAACAATGGGGCGTTTCTTGTTTCATATATTTGGCGCTATGGCAGAAATGGAACGTGAAGTTATTAATGAGCGTGTTATAAGCGGTGTAGCTGCTGCGAAAGCAAGAGGAAGAGAAGGCGGCAGAAAAAAAGCACATACTCCGCAACAAATTGAAGGTATGATGGAAATGCTTGCTGCTGGTAAAACAAAAAAAGAAGTATGCGATATGTTTGATGTAGCAAGGGCTACACTATACCGCTACATCAAAGAATATGAAGCGAATAATAAACAATTAAAGTAGCGAATCCGCTGCTTTTTTATTTTACAGAGCAATTAGCGTGAGGTGGTGAATATGGCACGTCAACGAAGCCCAGATCGTGACAAGGCATTTGAAATATACAAAGCAAGTAAAGGTGAGAAGCCACTTGTTGAGATTGCTGAAGAACTTGGTATCTCAGAAGGTACAGTTCGAGGTTGGAAAAACAAAGATAAGTGGAACGATAAATTGAATGGAACGTTCCGTAAAATCGAAAGGAACGTTCCAAAAGATAAGGAACGTTCCAAACCAAAAAATAAACCTGGTAAGCCAGCACTCAAAGAAAATCAATATGCGAAAGGTAATAAAGGTGGATCTGCTCCTGCTCGTAACACAAATGCAGTTAAACACGGTCTATTTAGAAAGATAATACCTCAAGATGATCTGCGTGCAATGGAATTACTTGAAGAAATAGAGAATCATGGTGAATTAGATATGCTATGGAACTCTATTCAGCTGCAATACTTCAACATCCTCAATTCACAACATATTATGCATGTGCGTGGTCAAAATGATATATCTAAAGAAACTATCAGCGAATCGATGAACGGAGAAGCCTATACTGTACAATTTGCTTGGGATAAACAAGCAAATTTACTCAATGCTTATGCGAAGGCAATGAATACGTTAACTTCCATGATAGAACGATTTAATAAGTTAGCTAATGTTGATGACGAAAGAAGAATGAAGTTAGAACAGATGAAGCTGGGAATTGAGAAGACGAAAGCTGAAATCAAGGAACTTACAGATGATTCTAATGGTAATAGTCGCGTCATTATAGTAAACGATAAGGAAGCCATGAGGAAGGCGATGGAAAATGACCAAGACAGTTAATATCATGGACTTGATGAACGTCAATTTTTATTCGCTGTGGCTTGCTGAACAGTCTCATATCGTTGCAAAAGGCGGTCGTTCTTCCATGAAGTCCTCTGTTATTTCTATGAAGCTTGTAACAGACTTTTTGGAAGATGATCAGGGCAATGTAGTTTGCTTGAGGAAAGTCGGTAAGTACCTGTCTACATCTATATATGAGCAAATTAAATGGGCCATTTATATGCTTGGTGTTGAGAGTGAGTTTTACTTCGGTAAGTCTCCATTAATCATAAGGCATAAGCGAACGAATACTGCGTTTTACTTTTATGGTTGCGATGATCCATTGAAACTTAAATCTGCGAAGATAGCCAAAGGATACGTAATGTCTCTGTGGTTTGAGGAAGCAGCGGAGTTCTCTGGTGTAGAGGATATTGATATTGTTGAGGATACATTTATTCGTCAAGAAATCGAAGGTAAAGAAGTAAAAGTGTACTTCTCATATAACCCTCCTAGAAATCCATACAGCTGGATTAATGAGTGGTTAGACAGTAAAGCTGGTGATGATGATTACTTTATTCATCATTCAACGTACATGGATGATAAAAAGGGATTCTTATCTCAACAAATGATACGAAAGATTGAGAAGTATAAGGTGCACGATTTGGATTATTGGCGTTGGATGTATGGCGGTGAAGTTATCGGTTTAGGCGACATGGTCTACAATATGAATAACTTCAAGAAGATAAATCAATTACCTAAAGATGATGATTTAATCCTTATCGATATCGCAATAGATACAGGGCACCAAGTATCGGCAACAACGTATTTAGCTTTCGGATTAACGAAGAAAGGTAACGTCATACTGCTTGATACGTATTACTATTCGCCAGAGAATAAAGTTGTCAAACGGGCTCCTAGTGAGTTTTCGACAGACCTGAATAAGTTCGTTACAGGTGTGACAAAGGAATTCAGTAGATATATTGATAAACAAACAATCGATTCTGCTGAGGGCGGATTACGAAATCAATACTTCAAGGATTACGGCATTCGACTGCATCCTATCGCTAAAAAGAGAAAAGTTGAAATGATTGAAAACGTCTATGACCTATTGTCGCAAGGGCGTTTTTTTATTTTGGATACTGAGAACAATAAGATATTTTATGAGGAGCACAAGAAATATCAATGGGATGCAAAGACGTTAAAAACTCCGAATCCCGAAGTCATAAAGGTAGACGATCATACAGCGGATGCATTTCAATATTATGTTAATGACAATCTACAGAAATTAAACCTCAAATATTAACTAGGGGGTGATGCATTGTTTAAAAGACTCATCTCCGGCATAAGGCAGGTGTTATATAAAATGGGCCTAATCCGCGGTGTTAAAAAGATATCCGATAAAAAGGAGATACCTGTTAACGAGGAAGCTTATAAGCATATTGATATGTGGAAGGCGCTATATAGCGGGTATTACAATGAATGGCATGATCTTAAGTACCATACGATTGAGGGGCAGAAGAGCAGAAAGATGGCTTCGCTAAACATGGCAAAAGTCATCTCACAGGAAATGGCTGCTCTTATCTTTAATGAGAAGTGCTCAATTAACATTTCCGATAAAATGCTATCGGATAATATTAAGAATGTCCTGGATGACAATAATTTCATCAAAGAGTTTCAGAGGTATCTAGAATATAACTTCGCTTTAGGTGGAATGGTTATTAAGGTCTACTGGGATGAAGGGATTAAACTATCATACGTCACAGCAGACTGCTTCATACCGATCTCATGGGATAATAAACAAATTACTGAAGGTGTGTTTGTTAATGAAATATCTAAGGGAGACAAGAAATACACATTACTTGAATGGCATTTAGTTGAAGGTAAAGAACATGTCATCAAAAACGAGTTGTACGAGAGTAAGAATCAAGGTGATTTAGGTGTAAAAGTATTGTTATCTACTCTATATCCTGAATTAGAAGAAGAAGTACGCATTAAAGACTTATCTAAGCCAATGTTTGTTTACTTCAAACCTAATACAGCAAACAATTTAGATTTAAATTCACCGCTTGGTATTTCAATCTATGCTAATGCATTAGGAACACTGAAATCACTTGATATCGCGTTTGATAGCTTCCAACGTGAGTTCGTCTTAGGTAAGAAACGTATTATGGTACCAGCTTCAGCAATTCGTACAGTTATAGATCCACAAACAGGCATACCTCAAAGATTCTTTGATGCTACTGATGAAGTATATGAAGCGATGAATTTTGAAGATAGGGCCAATCAGATCCAAGATATATCAGTGGAATTGCGTGTTGAAGAACATACAGCTGCTATCAGTGCACTACTAAACTATGTAGCGGTGCAAGTAGGTTTCTCTGCCGGAGCCTTTAGCTTTGATGGACAAGGTGTTAAGACAGCGACAGAGGTTGTTAGTGAAAATTCCAAGACATTCAGAACAAAGCAGTCTCACGAAACCATTATTGAAGATGGTATTCGTGATTTAGTGGACATTATTATCGAAGTTGCTTCTTTATACGATGAGTTCGAAAGTACAGATGAATATGAAGTTACTGTTACTTTTGATGATTCTATTGCAGAAGATCAAACGGCTGAGATTAATAAACAGGTCACGCTTGTTATGAATGGTTTAACTACTAAGAAGTTAGCCATTATGAAGATTCATGGTGTTTCTGAAGAGGAAGCAGTGAGAATCGTAGAAGAAATTCAAAACGAAAATAAAATGGTTATGCCTGAAGGAGTGGATTTCTTCGGTATGAACAATAAAAAACAGAATACTAGTCCGGGAGATGAAGGGTAATGGCACTCCCTCCTGAGAAGTTACAGCAACTCTCTATGTTTGTAGTAGATATCTACAATGCAATCGAAGAAGAGTTGCTTTTAAATATGGCCAGAATGCTCAAGTATGACAGGGAATTGCTATTAACCGCAGAGAACTTTGACCAATATCAACATTGGCGCATAGTTCAATTGAATAAGCTAGGTAAGTTGAATCAACAGCAAATGGATACAATCTCGCGTCATAGTGGTAAAACAGCTGAAGAAGTACGTAAGATGTTAGAAGGCGCTGGTTTTACTGCGATAGAACAACACGAGCTGTTATATCAGGAAGCAGTACAAGCGGGAAGTTTGGCTTCTGCTCCTGCAATGCATACGAGCGCTGCGCTAATTGGTATCTTGAACACTTACGAGAAACAGGCATTAGATACGCTGAACCTTGTAAATACAACGATGCTGAAGCAGTCACAACAGGTTTATCTGGATGTTTTAAACAAGACAGTAGGTAAACTGCTAGGCGGTGTCATAACGCCACAACAGGCGCTTAGGCAGACAATTTCTGAGTGGGCGCAGCGAGGGATTCCTGCTTTGATTGATAAGGCGGGGAGAAGATGGGGAGTAGAAGGGTACGTTAGCATGTGCGCTCGGTCTACAAGTCAGAATGTGGCTAATGGTATGCAAGACGAAAGAATGCGGGAGTACAAAGTAGACCTATGCGAAGTATCCAGTTACCCAGGAGCACGGCCGAAATGTTTCGAAGATCAAGGTAAAATCTATAGTTTGAGTGGAAAACATCCTAAGTACAAGCCCTTAAGTAGTACGAGTTACGGTGAACCTGATGGGCTATTTGGTATAAATTGCTCGCATATTCGCTATCCGTACATTGAGGGGTTATCTACTCAAAGGTATTTTCCTCATGAGGATATAGAAGAGAATCGCAGGATTTACAAACAAAGTCAACAGCAAAGAAGCCTAGAACGGCAAATCAGGAAAGCGAAGAAAGAAGTAAAAGTTATGGAAGCATTAGGTGATGCAGAAGGCGTGAAGGAAGCGAAGAACAAGGTTTCGCAACGACAAGCTAATATGAGAGAGTTCATCAATCAAACGAAACGTAAACGCCAATATAACCGAGAACAAATTGTGTAGGAGGAATTACGATGAAAAAACCATTCAGATTACGATTAAACGAAATGCAGTTCTTCTCTGAAGGGGGAGATAATCCACCAGTTGCACCGGAAGGAGGTGAACCAAATGTAGCGACACCAGAAACTACACCGCCAGCGAATCCAGAATCACCTGTTACTTTCACTCAAGAGCAGATGGATGCTGCGAAAAAGGATAATGAAGCAGCTCTATTTAAAAAGCTTGGTGTAGAAAATGCAGACCAACTTAAAGATGCGCTAAAAGGATGGAAAGAACATCAAGACTCTCTTAAAACAGAGCAAGAAAAGACAAATGAAAAATTAACAGCCTTTGAGACTCAGTTGCAAGAAAAGAATGAGTCTCTTTTTAATTTGCAAGCAGAAAACGCTGCAATTAAGTCGGGTATTACAGAAGAAAAGAACTTAAATGCAGTTATTACTCTAGCAAAAACAAAGGTTACTGATGATATAGACATCGCGAAAGCTATTGAAATGGTAGTTGAAGAGTTTCCACACTTTAAAGGTGTAGCGGAAGAACCACAAGGGACTCCAAAGCCTACATTTACAACTGGTCAGCATCAAAAGAAAACACTGACGGAAGCGGAGCAATGGAAGTTAGCATTTAACTAATAAAAAATAGGAGTGATTCACATATGGCAAAAAATTTCGCCCAAAATTACCAACAAGCGTTACAACAAAAGTTCTCAAAAGGATTAAGTTTCTTTGAACTGTACAATACACCAAATAACCAAAATATTAAATGGGTAAACGTTAAAACAATTCAAATCCCACGTATTACTGTTGGCGGTTACACTGATGTAGATCGTGATGTAGTAGGAAACTACACACGTAGAGCAGATAATGATTGGGAAACAAAAACGCTTGCTCATGATCGAGAGTTTAGAACATTAGTGGACCCACAAGATATCGATGAAACAAATATGGCATTATCCATCGCCAACATTACACGAGTATTTAATGATGAACAGAAGCAGCCGGAAATGGATAAATACATGGCTTCAAAGCTGTATTCTGAGTTCACTACAAATGGGAAAACAGCAAATGCAACTGCATTGACTGTAGACAATGTATTAAGTATCTTTGATGACTTCATGATGGAAATGGATGATGCTGAGGTACCACAAGAAGGTCGTATTCTATATGTAATTCCACAAGTTAACAAATTACTGAAACAAGCGAAAGAAATCCAACGTATGTTAGTTCTTAATACTAATAATGGAACGGCAAACCGTAGCATCTACTCGCTTGATGATGTAATGATTAAAACGGTTCCATCTTCTCGTATGAAAACTGCTTATAATTTTACAAATGGTGCAGTTCCAGATGCAGCAGCTAAACAAATCAATATGATTCTAGTACATCCTGCTGCGGTTATTTCTCCACAGAAATATGAGTTTGTAGACTTAGATGAGCCAACAGCAGCTACAGGTGGCAAATACTTGTACTACGAGCGCAAATATTGGGATGTATTCGCTATTCAGAAGAAAGTAGACGGTATCAAATTTAATATCCAAGGCGCTGGGGCATAAGAGGGGGGGACTTAATTGTTCTCTCTTTTTTATTACGGAAGGAGTAATGTAAATGAGTAACGTTGTAAAGGTAAAGAAGTTAAATAAAACACTGAATATTGATGAAGGCCGATTAGATAGTTATTTGTTAGATGGATACGACCAAATTGAAGAAGATGGTACGATTATCAAACGTGCAACAGGCGGCCGAACAGTATCATTAGCTGAGTTTAATGGTGTGGTAGAAGAAAAAGAAAAATTAGCTGCTGAAAACGAGAAATTAAAAGCAGAGAACAACAAATTAAAAGTAGAAAACAAAAACCTTAAGAAAGAAGCTACAGATAATAAAGAAGCTGCTGCTAAGTAGGTGATTCTATGGCCTATATAGATGCTGATTACTACAACAACGAATACAAAGGTACTCCGGTACCAGATGAAACGTTATTAGAACGACTTATCAATCGTGCTAGTGACCAAATTGATCATATTACGAATTATAAATTGCAAGGCGTTGACTTAGATAAGTTAGCGCCTTTTATTATGCAACAAATAAAGAAAGCAACAGCAGCACAAGTTGAGTTTTTAGCGATTAATGGAGAAACTGCTTCTACTGTAAGCGAAGGTGGCGGTGGATTTTCGGTTGGTTCTTATTCCGAAAATGGAATGAGTGCAGGAGCACAGGAAGCTCCTAGTTATTATGATCGTTATGCAATTACTGTGGTTGATTATTTACGACCGACAGGGTTGCTATATTCAGGACTGAATGTACATGGCTAAACCAATCAGACGTGCATTGTTAATCCATACAGTAGAATATCGTGAGTACATTGGAGAAGATGCCTGGGGCGGAAGTGATAACTATGCTGCTCCTGTAACACTTGAGAGGGTTCGTATTGAACCAAAACGTACAGTTTCTCCTAGTGGCAATGGTGAAAGTGTCGTAATGAAGACGCTACTATTTCATGATGCAGTACATTCAACCCCAATTACATTTAAAGAGAAATCAAAAATCATCTTTAATGGCAAAGAAATGATTGTTAATGAAATAAATGAGTATTACGATCGCAGCAAACTCCACCACATAGAGGCACTGCTATCATGATTAGATTGAATATCACGGTTGATACAAGTGGAATTGAAAGTAGAGTACTAGAATCGATACAGAAAACGCAATTCGTACTAGATCAGCAAGTACTAAAAGACAGTAACTTCTTTATACCGAAAGATACAGGTGAATTAGAGCGTTCATCTATTCGTTTTAGTAGACCGGGAGAAGGACATGTAGAGTGGAATACACCTTATGCGCGTCGTCTCTATTACAACCCGCAATATAATTTCTCACATGATGTGAATCCTAATGCGGTGGGATTATGGTTTGAAGAGGCAAAGGCACGAAACATAATGGATTGGAAAAGAATCGTAGAAAACGAAATTAAACGAAATTTATAGGAGGTCAAACATGAAATGGCTCATTGACTCAGTTATAAACCATTTAAAGACTAATTTACCAACGTCGATCATGTTTGCTCCTGTAAAGGTTGATATGCTCGATATCGGATTAAATAATACACCAAAGAAAAGTATTGCAATCCGTATGATTCCTTCTGCTCCTGGTGAGCAGTATTTCGATGGTGAAACACTAAACAAGCAATTTCAGATTCTTGCTAAGAGTGATAATCAACTTGAGGTAAACAATACAGCAGAGGTAATCACTAGAGAACTAAATAACGTTCAAAGGCGTGTTTTTAACGCTATTGACAATTCATATACACTAAGACGGCTCAATGTATATGTTGAGCCTAATTTCGTTGAGAAAACAGCAGCAAATGAGTATATATACAGCGCTCTGTTTAGTACAGAGTTAGAAATAGGAGGTAATTAATATATGGAACAAGGTTTTTTAATGAACCACGGATATAAATTTGAAATTGATACTACTCCTGGTGGACAAACGCCTACAAAAGTGCGTATTGCTAAAGGGATTACATCGGTTGATCCAGATTCGAACGAGGAAAGCGAAGAAACCTACTACTACGATGGAGGCGGAGCAGCAGAACGAGATGTAACAGGATATATGCTGGCTTATGCTTTTGAGGGTCATCGTTTCTATGGAGATGCAGCACAAGATTATATTTTCAGTTTGTTAAATAAGGTAGGCCCTGCTCGTAAAACGAATTTCTATATTACTGAACCAAACGGCGATAAGTGGGAAGGCCCTGCAACTATTTCGGAAATTAAAGCACCTGGTGGAGATGCTAACTCTAAAGGGGAAATTGAGTTCTCAATCAGCTTTGATGGATTACCAACATTTACAGAAGCACCTGTCACACCCTGAACAACCCGTTAAATCAAGCTTCGTAGAACTTGTAGATAACGGGGATAATTTAGAAGAAGACCATACACTTGTTGGTGATGGACAAATTGTACAAGACGGGGAGTAATCTCCCTGTCTTTTTTTATATAAATTTAAATGTAAATCAAAAAGGAGATATATACATGACACAATTTAAATTTAATTTCGAGAAAACTTATAAAGAGATAGACGTAGCAGGTAAAGTATACCGCGTTAATTTTGATGATGATGCATTAGCTAAATACCAGAAAGAGCTTCGTATCTTTGAAGATAAGTCGAAAGAACTAACGGGTAAGGAAATCGATTATACAACTATTACAGATACAGAGATTGATGCTATGCAAGTTACACAACGTGAGCTAGTTAAACATGTGGTAGAGGTATTTCTAGGAGATGGAACGTTTGAAGAATTATATGAAAAAGCAGGTCGTTCAGTAATGAACCTTATGGCGTTAGTAACTTATCTATCTGATATCTATGCAGAAGAGACACGTAGTAAAACAGAGGAAGTTCAAAATAAATATCTGAATAACATTAAAACTCGTGTTTAAGTTAACAGATAGAAATAGAGATGTTTACCTATGGGCAGGTGTCAACGTTGAGTTGAACCTGTCTTTTGACAATGTTCTGATGTTATTGGAATTGTTTGAGGATAAGACTGTACCGGAAAACACCAAACCGTCCGTTGCATTAAATATGTTGGTGGTAGATAAATCTTTAGTTGCACAACTAGACGGCGCTAGGAAAGAGAGATTCTTTATTGACGTACTTAGGGACAAGTTAAATATTGATCTATCCTCTACAGGTAAAAAGAGGAATGTCGCTAGTGGTAACGATGACAGTGATGATCCAGATATACCTATTGTCGATTTCGTTATAGACGCGGAACGGATCTTTGCATCTTTCCTGTTCGATTATGGAATGAACCTCTTAGAACAACAAGGAAAGCTAACATGGGAAGAGTTCCTAGCTCTATTCAATAACCTTTCCGATAAAACACCAATGGGAATTGCAATACACTACCGTACTTGCGAAATACCTAAAAAGGATAGTACTAATGCTGATGAACGTAAACGCATCAAACAAATGAAAGAGCTATACGAGTTACCTGAAGCAAAAGCTATCCGAGAGCAAATGGAATACGAAGCTTACCATCGTCGAATGGAATCACAAAAGAAATTAATGAAAAGGTAGGTGATTCTTAAATGGCAGACGGACGGGTAGTAATAGAAACCGCATTGGATACTAGTAATGTAAGACGTGATGTCCAAGACATAAACAGGGAACTAGGCAACATTGGCAATAACATGGACAGCGTATCAAACAATATGCAAAGCGACATTAGACAAGCAGTCCAACGGATCAACAATGAGCTAAGAAACATAGGTGAAAATCTTAGTAGTGTTACAGGCTCAATGCATACCACTCTATATAGTGAAACTACCCAGATGCAGAACGATACTAGTCAAAGTGTTACCAATATAAATAATGCTCTTGCTAATATCGGGATACACATAGCAGCACTAGCGCAAGCGATGAGTAGTGATTATAGTAACGGTATTGATGGGATGTCAACAGCAACTAGGAATGAAGTCAATCAAGTAAATAACGAGTTAAACCAAATGGGTAGAAACGCTGGAACATTAGGCAGGGAAATGCGGAACGCCTATGGTTCTGAATTTACGGGGATGACAAATGATATACGACGTGGATACGTTCAGATATCCGACGAGTCTCGACGCATGATGGCTGAAATGAACAACGCATTCCGAGCGCAGAAGATGGGTATGTCTGACGTATACAATGAACAGATTCGTATACAGCATGGGTACTTCCAACTAGCACAGTCGTCTAAAGACTGGACAGGCACAACCCAAGAAATGATTGATAAAGCTACCGAACTAGGCGCAGCGCAGAAGAAAGTTACAGATGCGCAAATTAATGCTAATAGGCTTGCCATGATGGGTATGCTACAACAAATTGGTATGATGAACAATATGAGTACAACTGCTAGTAGGATTAGTGAAAACTATGCAAGTTGGAACAATCCTCTATACAGTGCTAACAGGGCAGGATTGGCTTTAGCTAACTCTATAGAGCAAGTAGCTAACTCGGGTAGCTCTGCCCAGCTTGCACTAGAAATGCATGGACCAAATGCTAGCATGAAACAATTAAGCAATACAATGCGAGATATCGACAAACAGGTTATGGCATTTCCTATCGTGTTCGGTTTGGCGGCAGCGTCTGCTATGGGGCTATATGGGGCACTACACAGTGCTAATATGGAAATGAACCCACAATATGCTGAAGCATATTCAAACATGATGGAAAAGCTGTCAGAAGCTTTAAACCCTATGAAGGAAGCATTCGCAGCAGTAATGATACCTCTGTATAATTTCGTAGCTGGAATGGCTGATCTAGTTATTCAGTTTAACGAAGCTCATCCAACGTTAGCTAAATTTATACAAGGTACGATGATGTTAGTCCCCGCCTTGATGTTAATACTATCGCCATTGTCAATAGGTATTGGATATTTTAAAGGCTTACGAGCTATACTGTTCTCATTCAAACCGGTAATGATGCCTATTATCACAGGTTTCGCAGCGATGAGCGGTACTGTATGGCTAGTAGCAGCAGCTATCGCAGGATTGACAGTAGGTATCACTTATCTATGGAATCACTGTGAAGCGTTTAGAAACGTAGTAACTGCCACAGCTAGCGCTATTAAAGAGTTCGGAATGCATGTCTTAAATACAAGTAAAGAAATGCTTGCCGCAGCAGTTAACAGTGAGTTAGTTCAGAATGCAATAAGTAAAGTTAAGAGTGCATGCGCTACCGCCGGGCAAGCTGCACTTAGTTTCGGACAGAGTATAGCTGCAATGGGTAAATACCTATTCTTTGCGGCTGTAGACGGGGATCACCTTAATGATTGGATTACTCACTTACCAGAACCATTCCAGAACACAGCGCAAGCAATAGGGCAGTCTGTTGTAAATATGCGAAATGCAATTATATCTATGCTTGGTCCTATTCAGCAGTTCGGACAACATATGGTTGCGCTAGGTCAATATCTATGGAGCGTTATCGCAGTCGGTGACGTTATGAATGATTGGATTACCCACTTACCTGTTGGCTTCCAAAGTGCAGCAATGATAATGGGTACAGTATTAAATACTTTACGAGAATCATTCATCCAAGTTTTCAGCGCTATACAGCAAGCATTTCAAGGTAACTTTGATCCTATCATTCAAGCATTTACTACTTTCCTGCCAAACATCATAGGTATGCTTATTGGCGGTATCCCCGGATTAGTTATCACGATGATATCTCTATTCATGCGAATGGGCGAGGGCGCTGTAACAGGCGGATCGCAATTAATGGCTCAACTAGGTACGATCATCAATTCAGTTTTAACGGCTTTCATCGGATTTATCACAACATACTTACCTATGATCGTTGAAAAAGGTGTCGAAATACTCGTTATGCTGGTGCAAGGTATCACTAGTGCCTTACCTAAAATCGTTGAAGCAGTAACTTCTATTATTACAACTTTCATAACTGGATTAGTAACATTATTACCAATAATAATAGAGACTGGTATCAATATAATTGTATCTTTAGTTAATGCGATTCTTAGTGCCTTACCTCAATTGATTGATGCAGCAGCTAATATAATTAATACTTTAGTTGATGGTATTACTAAGGTTCTGCCTATAATTATTGATGCAGGTATAAAAATTATCATCACACTTGTCGAGTCAATTTTTAAATTACTACCTCAAATATTAGATGCAGGTATTAAAATTCTAATGGCTCTCGTTGATGGTGTTCTTAAAACTTTACCAAAGCTAATCGATTCAGCTATTAAGATAATAGAAACTTTGATACGAGTAATAGCTGAAAACCTTCCTAAAATTATTGATGCTGGTGTAAAAATACTGAACTCTTTAATAGATGGTATTTTGAAAATTTTACCACAATTGATCGAAACAGCAGTAAAATTAATCACGAAAATTGTTGAGACGTTAGTGCAGAACCTCCCTAAGATAATAGAGTCTGGCGTTAAAATACTAAACTCTTTGATAGATGGAATCATGAAAATACTTCCACAATTGATAGATACTGCGGTGAAATTAATAGTGAAGATATTCGACACATTAATTCAAAATCTACCGAAGATTATTGACGCAGGTATGAAGATTTTAATGGCACTAATTGATGGACTTATCAAAATACTTCCTCAATTAATCGACGCTGGACTGAAGATAATTGTGGAGCTGACTAAAGCTTTCATTGATAATCTTCCTAAAATACTAGAGTGTGGTGTAAAAATTATCGCAGAACTTATTAAAGGTATATGGTCAATGCAGATGGAGATAAGGAGCATGATACTTGATAAAATCGGCAAGGTAATGACAGATGCGCTAGATGGTATTAAGGATTCATTCTTCAACGCCGGTAAAGGCTTCATGGATATGATGAGAAAAGGTATCGAGAATGCGAAGAGCGCTGTGTTAAACACAGTTAAAGATGTAGCAGGTGCTGTCCGTGATTTCTTACCGTTCTCACCCGCAAAAGTTGGTCCTCTCTCTGACCTAGATAAACTAAACTTCGGTGGTCCTATCTCGGATAGTCTTAAACTAGCTATGCCACAGGTAAGCGCATTGATGACTGATTTAGTATCTATGCCTCAGATACAAGCTGCATCTGCTGGAGCAGCGTCAACAAGTTCAACAATTAATCATAACAATGGCGGTAATACAAATAACATCACGGTCAATATCGACCCTAATAATATGAATGAATTCGAGCAAGTACTGGATTTCTTTAATACATTTAAACAAACGAAGAGAGCAAGGGGCTAACCTATGGTGAAAACATTTAAAGTCGGGGAAATGCTGAACAAGCGCTCCCCCTTCTCTAAAACATGGATCAATTTTGACGGTTCTTTCACAGAAGAGGTATATCAAAACCAAGTACACTTTGAAGATGAAGCAGGTAACATGCATAATATATCTACTGACCTTTACGATGAAGCTGATTTATTCGACTATCACGGTCCGGTTGAGGTAAACGGTAGGTACCTACTAGCATCTGCGAAAGAGAGATCACTTAAAGATGTAGAAAATAATAAATTAAATCGTGATAATTATGATTATCAAGGTCTATCAGTACCATTTAAAGTGCAAATACCACGTGAATTCTCTAGAGGGTACTTAGTTGGACGCGGCGATGATTATTTGAAACTGACGCCAATTGGAGCTAGTCCATCTAGAGCATACATCGACAGCACTATCAAAAACAGAGCGCACTACCAAGATGCTTGGAATGATACAGATGTTTTGTTAGATCTAACAGAATCAGGTGTAAAAGAGACAATTATTTTGAAGACAGACAAAGCGCCTACAAAGTTTAGATTCAATGTAGAAGGATCTTTAGGAGACGATTTAACGACGGGGTCACTTAAATTACAACCAGCATGGCTACAAGATGATTCAGGTAAACACAGAGATGTTGAACAAAATATTATTAGAGAAGAGGGTAATGTATATATTGAATTGAGTGCAGACGTATCAGGATTGATCTACCCTGTAGAGATTGACCCTACAGTTGTAGTCCGCCCGTCGTCTACAGATGGCCAAGATACTTACGTAGATAGCAACTATCCAACTACGAACTACAGCGATTCAAAAATAATGTCTACGCAAGTAGGGAGTAAGGAAAATAGCGGTGGGGACAAGCACGCTTTTATAAAGTTTGCTCTACCTAGTTTACCGTCAAATATTGAAATTCTATCGGCAAAAGCTTCTTTATTCTCTTTTCAAGCTAGCGATTCATCAAAAAGAGCTTTTGAAATATTAGCTGTTACAAGTGACTGGTATGAATCAAGCGTTACTTGGGAAAAACAGCCGACAACAGAAGTAACGGGAATAAAACAGATATTCAATACTTATGAGAACGGTATGTTTAAGGATTTCGATATAACAGCACTAGTAAGAAGATGGGTTACTGGTAGCCTAGTCAATAATGGATTTAAACTTAGGCAGACTCTTGATGATGGATCAACAGGTAAGTACGTTGATTTTAACACGAGTGAAGATACTTCAACGTACAGTCAAAATCCTATGTTCAGTATTGAATATAACCGTGTCCCAACTGCACCATCTTTAACAGTTCCTAATGGTGGTGAGACATGGAATAGCTCACATACAATTGAATGGCTGCCATCAACAGATTTATCTGATCCTAATATCTTTGAATTACTACCTATGAATGCTACTACAGCATACACAGGGGCTCAAAGTAGAATTGGACAAGTATTCAAAATGCCAGACTTTGGCAGTATAACAAAGATAGGTATGTACGTATATAACACGGACAGTTACGAGGAGAAATTAAAATTTGAACTCGTTGGAATTGATCCTGCCACAAGACTGCCAAATACCACTGTATACTCTTCTGTTCCTGTAACAATACCTAAACAAACAACCGGATATACTTTCGTAGGTGCTGATTTGCCGACACCAGTATACATCCCAAAGGGAACGTTATTAGCAATACAAGTGGCTGGTAGGGCGACAGATGGTTTTACAATATCTTGTGTCTTCAACGGCTTGTATACAGATGGTGAGATGTATGTAGATAACAAGCCAAACGCCTACGCTAACCAAGATTTAGCTATCAAGTTCTGGTATGATGCTGCAACGCCACAGGAAAAACTGAAGTACCAAATACAGCTTTCTAAGAACAATGGCTTAACATGGAAAACTATCGTGAATCTAACAAAAGAAGGTGCTACATCATACGAATACGATTTCATAAATGAAATAGAAAGCGCACTGTGTAAGATTAGAGTACGTGCATACGATGGTTCAACTTACAGTAACTGGGATATGAGCGATAATGTATTTACGATTATCCATAACGTAGCCCCAACCATTCCGACTAATCTAAATCCAAACGGCGGGTCTATAAGTAAGAACGAACTTAATATGTTCTCATGGAAGCACAATGATGCGAATACGAATGATCCACAGTCACAATTCGATTTCCAATGGAGAGTGAAAGGTAATGAGGATTGGAATAATGTAACTATAGCAACTACTGATAACTTTTATAATGTCCCGGCAGAAACGTTCCCTGTGGCTCAAATAGAGTGGAGAGTACGGACATATGACCAACTAGGATTGAGTAGCCCATTTTCATCTATCGCTACTGTATCAGCTGCAATTAGACCAGCACCACCTACAATAACGTATCCATTAGCAAACGATATCGTGGTACTTGCTAATCCAACTATCCAGTGGTCTCATCCTACACAGTTAGCGTATTGGATCAGGGTAACCGATGAGAATAACACAGTGGTATTTGAAGAGCAACGCAACAGTCCGAATAAGGCTGCTACTGTGTCTGCCCATTTAGCTAATAACACTAGGCATACTGTTGAGGTGTCCGTGAGAGATAGTACAGGATTATGGAGTAACTTTGCTATATCACCTTTCCTTGTGTCATATACGCCGCCACTTAAGCCTAAATTGACAATCAATGCAGATAACATAAATGGTTATGTATCTATTAATATCAAGAACCCTGCACCATTGGGATTGATACCAGCCATTACGCATGCCGAGATATACCGAAATGATGGTTATCAAGGATGGGTACTACTAGACGGGGCATTCCTAACAACTACACCTTACTCGGACGGTGAGGATAGCGGTACAGAAGGGACTTATATTGATTATACCCCTCGATCTGGCGTTGATATTCAGTATTACGTGCGAGTTATCGGTGACAATACAGCATTTATGGACAGCGACATCGTTACAGTATCTGCTAAGCTAAAGAATGTACAGTTATCTCTGGCGTCAGACCCAACTTACCACGTAACACTTACAAAGCGTGCAGCATCTTCAGAAACAAGTACTCGAAGCAGTGTATCGAATGCATTCTCAGGACGAAGCTATGCGATGACAGAGTTCGGGGAGAATTATGACCGTAATTTTGAATATAGCTACAAGGTAGGTAGATATGAAGATGTTGTGAGAATGCGAGATTTAATTGAAGCTGGTGAGATTTTGTTACTAAGAGATAATTTCGGTAAGAAAGAATATGTAACGATTGATTCGTTGAAAGTAGAAGAAACACGCATATTTTGGAATCTGTCGTTCAATCCATTGAAGGTGTATTATGTGGAGGGGATTTTAATATGATAAGTTTGGCGCGTAATGGATATACAGATGAAGAAGTGAAAAGCGCTCTGCACGGTGCGAAGGGTTCCCGTTCCGTTAAATTTAAATATGAGTTGCTAAATAAAGCGAATGAGTTTAAACAAGTATTATATAGTGTTAAGCAGGCGTCGATTGATTTCGGCGCTTTTAATGAAATTAAACGAACAGCTAGATTTACAATACAGGAGCAAAGCAGCATTGAAATTGATTGGCTAAATGATAGAATACGCCCGATCATGCAACTAGAAATGCCGACAATGTCTAAAATTGCAAAACGTAAAGTTAGATATATCCGTGATTGGCTTAACGGCAATACAGTAGATAGTCTAAATCATTGGATAGAGATTCAAGCATATGACAAATTCAACGATAACAAAGCATTAAATAAGCCTGTATCTTCTAATGTAGATTTCCCTATTGGATCGCCGCTTACCAAAATAACAGATGGTAACTTGGATTTAGCTAATGCAATTAGTCCTAGTAGTACAGGATTGTGTTACGTGCAAGTAGACCTAGGGAATCAATACGACATCGAAGAAATTAAAGTATGGCACTCTTTTGCAGATGATAGACTGTACCATGAATCTAAACTAGAAATATCAGATGACGGGAAGAATTGGTATACTGTCCATGATAGTAGCTTTGATGGTGAGTACATTGAGACTTCACAAGGTAAACCATTTGCAGTTAAACTTAAAGCACGCATTGATCTTAAGAAGACTTTCATCGACTTTCCGTTGGGTATTTTCTTACTATCAAGCCCTACACGAGCAGATGATGAGAACGTAGTTATGAGAGACGTTGAGGCCTACGATCCTAGTATCATATTGATAGACGATTTCGTAGACGATATCTATACAGTAACAGCAGGAACAAACTATAAACAAGCCGTTATAAATGTTCTTAAGAGTGCAGGTATTACAGATTATATTATAGATGATACAGATAAAGTATTAACAAGAGATATCCAGTTTGATATCGGGACACCTAAGATGAAAATAATCAATAGCCTACTTACAAATATAGGATTCACACCTATATTTGTAGATGAGAATGGATTCTTTACTAGCCATAAATACATCTCACCATCTGTCTTATCTCCTGAATATACTTACAAAGATGATGAACTAAGTATCATCTACAATGGAATGGAAGAAGAACTAGATATCTATAAAACACCTAATCGTTGGGTTATCGTTAAAACGAATGCAGAAGAAAAGCCTTTACGTTCTGTGTATACTAACGACAATCCTGATTCACCTACTAGTACAGTTAACCGTGGACGTACGATAGTAGACTATAGAGAAGTAGAGGATATGGCAGACCAAGCTGCATTAGATGTTTACACTAAACAGATAGCGGATAAAGCTTCGCAAGTATTCGGGAAAGTTAAATTCAAAACTGCGCTTATGCCTATCCATGGTTACCAAGATATTCTACAGATAGACTACAGCAAATTAGGCATAAATGAGAAGTTTTCGGAGACAGCATGGTCAATGAGTTTAACACACGGTGGAGAAATGACACATGAAGCAAGGAGAGTTGTTAATATATGATTGATGTAAATTCTTTTTTAGATATGATGGATAATAAATCCCCAACAGTTAGTATTAGATTTGGTAAGATACCTCAAGATTATAATGGAGGGAGGCCTACAGTTATAATAGATGGTTCAACTGCTCCTACTGTTAAAGCCTATCCTTATATAGGAAGTTATAAACCAGTAGCAGGTCATCGTGTTATGATTGTTCAAGGGGTAATAATGGGTAACATTGTATAAAGCGTACAACAGTAGGCTTTTTTTATTTTGTCTTGAAAGGGGGTGAAGTATGGATAGAATGAATGCTCTTCTAAAAAGTATTGATATTAGCGACATTTTCACTTCTATACAATTCAAAATCGCATCAGTAATTAGCGGTGGATTGGGAACATTTTTGAGTCTGGTATATGGCAAAACGAATTTAATTTGGGTTTCTATTCTGATGATGGTTGTTGGACTAGACTGGATTACTGGCAGTAAAGCATCAAAATTGGATGGTACTTATTCAAGTCAATATGGAATTGAAGGCATTGCGCGCACCGTGGTGCTTTTTTTGTTGCCTTGTTTGGCTCATATGTTTGATATCGCTTTTAAATTACCAGATTTCTTTTTTTACATGGTAACTGGCGGATTGATTTACCACATTTTTAATAGTTTCACAGCGAATTGTGTACGTATTGGGTGGGATAAATGGATTCCAACATGGCTACTTGAAAGTGTAGCGAGTGAAATTGAAGCAAAAATTAAAAGATCTGATTCTAGAAAGGAAGATGAAAAGAATGCGAGATAAACTTAAAAATCGTGGGTTATGGGTAGCGTTGTTCGCACTGTTAGGAATGGTACTAATGGATACAATTCCTCATTTTAATTTAGGGCGGTACCAAGAATACGTCGATATCATTCTAGTGATTTTGATTGGTGCAGGGGTTATTTCTAATCCTGCTGCTGGCAAATGGTTTACGGATACCAACAAAGACACACAAAATAATTAAAAATGTTGTACAAGCCTAAGAGTGATGTTAAAAACATTGCTCTTTTTTTATTAAATTAAAAGGAGATGTTGAGTAATGGATTGTTTTGCTGGTTCAGGTGGTCATAACAAAATTGTGCCAGGTGCGGATAGTATCTATGGGATAGAACATGTGGAAGATAGACGTTTCTTAGATACTGTTGCTAAATATGTTCAAGCAGCAGGATGGAAATATGTGAATTGTTCTGATGAAGTAGGGACAACAAAATATGATGTTTGGAATAACGCGGCTAATAATCATCTGCGTGTGAAAGACAGTAATGTTGATTTACAATTCCATTTAAATGCTACACCAGGTGGTACCGGATGCGAAGTTTGGTTGCATCCTTTATATGGTGATAGAGAACTAGCTGCCAAGATTTCTAAAGCAATGGCGGATGCTTTTGGCTTAAAAGATCGTGGAATTAAATTTTCAACGGAATTAGGTTGGATTAATAAAACGAAAACGGGATTACTTCCTGAAATTTGTTTTATCGATAACGAAACTGACATGCGAAAATTCCGTGCGAACTTTGATAAAGCCGCAAAGGCAGTAGCAGAGGTTATTGTAGGTAAATCTATTCAAAGTACAGGAGGATTCACTATTATGGACAACGGTATGAAACTAGTAGCAACTGGCGGAATAGGATTCGATAAGATGCTTGAAGTAGCTAAAGTATTGGACGGTTTAGGGTACCCGACAGACATCCACATTGAAGGTAAGCAAGAAGGAATCTTTTCAGTACGTACATCTCGACAACTTGGAAGTGACCTTGATAAGCTTACAGCTTGGTTAGATGGCAAAGGATGGTTCTACCAATACGAGTAATTTACTGAATGTTAAAAGCCGGCTCTCATGAGTCGGCTCTATTTTTAAACTCACTTATATTTGTCTGCCCAATCTTGCCCACTTATACCATAACCATCTTGATTCAAATAACCTTGTTGACCATCAGAAGCACGGTAGTAATGTATATAAACAAACTCGTTTTTATGTTCACTTGCCCACTTTTTAGCCAATTCAATCGCTTCTTGCTCATTATTTACTTCTTTATGTTTTGTTTTATATGGCGTACCTGGTTCATTTTCAACAGTAACAGTTAATACTTCCTCTTTTTTCACTCTTCTTCCACCTTTCGGATTCGGTTGATTTTTATCAAGTACCCAACTATTACCTATTTTAACTGAACTTACCGCCCCAGTTTGGCAAAGACCTTTTACTCGATCAGCAGAAAGCCCCCACAGTTCTCCAGCTTCATTTACGCCCATAATATGTTCTAAAGGATTCCATCTATTCATTTTCATTGTTGTCACTCTCCAATATAGGCTTAAAATATTTTTCTTCAGCAATTTCTCTAGCTTTGATAGCATCTTCTTTTTCTGCAAAGTATCCTAAGTGTATAGTTTTACCTTTAATGTGTATGCTTGCTCTCCATTTCTGTTTCCCTTTAACCCAACAAACACCTTTATGACCACTTTTATTATTTTTATAAATTTTTGAAGATAACATAGTTTTTCTTGTTCCATCTATCATGTCGTTTCTTAAAAACTCCATAGCCGCAGCATTTCGATTTTTATCTCTTGTACAGCCGCAGCTTTTTATTTTACCGATTTTTAAGTGGTAGTGGATTGCGGAAATCTTATTTCCGCAATCACACTTGCATTCCCAAAGTATAGCGCCAAATCGCCTTTTATCAGTTACACGCAGTACAGTAAGACTATTAAACTTTTCGCCAGTAATGTCAATCTTTTTAGGCATTGCGGCTATTTTTGATGATTTCGACTTTATCACCTAATTTAATTTCAATATCACCACAGTTGATAGAAACATTATATAAACGAGCTACTTTTCCTGTTTTTTTGTTTGTTCCTTTTTTAAATTGACTTATTCCGTTTCTCTTTGTATATTCTTTGCCAGTACGAAAACTTTTTTCAGTTGTTAAAAAAGACACTTCTAATCCTTCAGAATCATCAACCGCAAAATAAATAACACCGTTTTTCTTTGCTACTTCTTCAAAACCGAATTTGTTATCCATAGAATTTTTCACGATTTCCCACGCCATTTTTAAAGCTTGAGAAAAATATTCTTTTACTTTTCCCCCGAATTGTTTTTGACCTTTACGAGCGATTTCCCAAGCTTTTCTCATGACGTTCATCGTTACTTCCTCCTTTTTATTAACCGCTAACGGTTATCTTAGTTATAATATATCATGCCAGTTAAATAACCGTCAACGGTTATGTGAGAGTTTTTGTGTTTTTTCCTTCGACAAACTTTCGACAAAAGAAAAAAGGATCTACTCATAATTGAGCAGACCCTCTTTTTTTATTTACTCTCATCAAAAAGACTATTAATTTTTGTTATTCCGTCCTAACAAAAAATAATAGATGAATTATACAGGTTCTGGGGAGTTGAATTTGTACGTAGAAATTGGGGTCAAAAGTGATAGTTCATTTACCTTCGAAAAGCCTTACCATACATAGGTTTATATAACGTTCATTTTTGTTATGTCAGGCTAACGATTTAATCCTAACAAATTTTCACCACAAAATTATATATAAAAAAGAGCCATCATCATGGAGAAGATGACCCAATATACCAGATTTTATTTATTGATAATCCATCATTCCTGTTAAATCAATTGCTGTTACTTCATTTGCATCTTCAGCTGCTTCAGAATTGTTATTATCAGCTGGTAAATGATTTTGTTGACTGATTAATGTTTGTATAAAAACTTCTATTGATCTAAGCATAGTTGGTTCTAGAAGGTTTTCTTTTTCTGCTTCACTTAAATCTAAATTAAGTGGTAATGTAATTTCAGAACCTTGCTCTTTCTTCGCTTCTCGATCAACAATTCCATAAACTAATTTATTTCTTGAAATCGCACGTTCTCTATTTAAAAACTCCAATGTTATTGGATCTGCATTAACTGGAACTTTTACAGAGAACGTTTTACCAGGTTCAACATTATTATTTTTTTTCATGTATACCACCTATTTTTTAAGGTCTAGTTCCTGTTGCTTAGCGATGATTAACAATAATTTGTAATACGCTTTTGCGATGCTCCAAATGCTTTCCTCTGTATCTAAGAAATGCATTTCGAATTGGTTTCTTTCTTTGTTAATCTCTTCTAAGAAAGGTTTAGCAATTGCAGCTGATCCACCTACATTGTAAATGCAATGTAGGTCACCAACCTCTTTCCATTTATCTACTAAATCAGCGTATTCTTTTTCTGCAAATTCTTTTAAATGTTTTTCCGCAATTGCTTGATATGTTTCAGCTTTCCCGTGAGGTCTTATTACATAAGCGTCTGTTTTAGCTGTCATGTTTTCTACAAGCTGTCTACGAGATTTGAATATATCTACACGGAATGTAGCAAATACTTCTTTACGAATAGCGTCTAAATATTCTCCAATACCAAGTGGTGAACCACTTGAATATTCGTTATCGATTCTGCCCATACGTATTACTGCTTTATCGGTAGTATTACCGCCCATATCGTTTAGTAGAATGTTTTTCTGCTTCAAATCTTCATTGATTGCTTTTAAATTATCATCGACAGTGAGGTTAATCATTGCAGCAAATCCTTCTACATTCATAAAAGCATCACGGAATTTGATGTTTACTGTTTTACCTTCTAGTAACGGCGTTTTCTTAAATTCGATAACATGCGTACCGTCAATTAACTTTTTCTTGAATGGTGCGCGTTTATCTGCCTTTACTTCGTCTACTGGAAGACCCGAAGAAAGTAAGTATTCCACATCAATTTTCTTAGATTCGCTATTCATAGCAGCGTGATACGCTAAAGCTGTTAACATTAAAATTACTGTTTGATCTGATGCACTCTTTAAATCAGTTGCAGGAATATGTGAGCTACCTTTTTCTTTTACTGCCAATGTGCCGACAGCGTATGTACCAGAGGTGTCAATAGCACTACTTGTAATACGTACATGCAGTTCAGCTAATGGATCATCACCTAAAGATAATATTTGTCTCTCATCCATTTTTTTAATTACGTTTGGGATATAAACCTTATTGTCTTCTCCTAAACCACCAATATAAGCTTTTAATGCGTCATTCCCAGCATCAACAGAAGCTGTATAAAACATAAAATATCATCTCCTTCAAAACTATCTTTCGCTAATATAGTAACACTAAGGTAACACCTTTTCAATATTAAGTAACACTAAGGTAACACTTTTTTTAAAAAAAGATAGAAAGCCCTGTATCACCAAAATCTCCACCAAGGTTTCTTATTCGTTGCAGCAGCTATTAATCTCTTTGTTTCTTGCTGTTCGCGAATCGTCTTCATAAGTAGTTCATCATGGTTATTTAGACGTTCTCCAAGACGTTCTTCTGCCGTTTGAATGGCTTTTTTCATCTGCTGTTTCATTTCTTCTTTAAGTTCTTGTTTTATCTCATCTCTAAGCTGTTCCTTTAGTTCTTCTTTCCAATCATTAAAAGCTAGTTCCTTTAGTTCCTGTAAGGCTTTATCACGATTATTATCCCTAAATAGAGGAGAAAGCACAGTTCCCGTTCCAACGTTCCTATCTTCTAAACTATATTCTTCTGCAATGATTTTCGCTGCTGTGGAACGTGTCGTTCCAGCGTTCCCGATAAGAGAATGAAATTTTCGCAAAGCCACTAGATCATGTTCGGTAAAAGCACGATTCTCTCTATTCTTTCCGTCTTTAACCTTAATAAATTTGTATCCGTTCTTCTCTAGTTCCAAACACCATTTACGCAAGTAACTGTCACTTATACCGAGAGCTTCAGCAACTTCCTTCGTCCAATAGGATTTCTCCAAGGAGTCATGATTCCCGTTCCAACGTTCATCATCCATTTTCATCCGTTCCCCCTTCCGTTCCTATTGCAACATTCTCGCTAATAAGTGACAATCCTCCCTAAAAGTTTTTGACAATAAAAAAAGGAAGACAAGATTTACGCTTATCTTCCTTTCCTTGTATCTCTATTAATCTTGTATTACAATTGATGTA